TTATTCCGTGAATATCTTTGAAAAATAGTCCTGCATTATATCCTCAACGGCGGTCTTTTTGTTTTTCATTATATGACCGTACACTTGGTCTATCATATTTTCGGTCTCGTGGCCCACGTAGTCGGCGATATAGTTCTTCGGGATATTCAGCGAGAGCATTACCGACACGGTGTAGTGTCGCAGGTCGTGGAAACGGTAATGGGGGATCTCTGCTTTCTTTTCGAGTCTGGCAAATGCGCGGCTTATGGCGTCGGGGTTGATGGTGATATATTCGCCGTCGCCCTTTTTATTTTCGTTTTTATAGCTTTTCAATGCATTTGAAACGATTGGGAACATTCTGATGGTGCGCGTGCCTGCGGTGGTTTTTGTGGTTTTCTCCACAAATTGATTATCCCCGTTTATAACCAGCGCGTGCTTTATGGTTATAGTATTATTCTTAAAGTTTATGTCCGACCATTTAAGCGCGGCTATCTCACTTCTTCGCATACCGCAGCAGGCTGCCAGCAGGATCGGGAGCTCCATATCGGTATCCTTGGAGAGCTTGATGAGCTTCTGCACTTCTTCCTCGGTAGGAATTGCAATTTCATTTTTGACCTTTTGCGGGAGGCGAGTGTGCAAGGTTAGATCGGGGCGGTAGACCTGCAATACTGCTGTCAGGAGTCCGTGGATATTGCGGACGGTCTTTGGCGCGTGTGTCATTGCCTCCCGGTTGATCTCCTGCTGGACGTTCTCCTGGGTGATTTTATCCACCGGGATATCCATTAAATATTGCAAATTATTGCGCCTCAGGGAGCGGTAGCTGTTCATCGTGGTAGGGGACAGCACTGCGCTTTTGGATTTGATATAGCTATCTATGGCGTCGCCGAGCGTGAGCGAGCGGTTGCCTGTGGCGCGGGCAAGCTTATCGTCGCTCTTAGCTTGCTTGAACTGTGCCAGCTCAAGCAGCAGCTTATTATAGTCATAATTTGAAAATGAGCGGTATATTCGCTTACCCGTTTCATCGGTATAATCGTATGCCTTGGCGTGGTAGGCGCCGCTTGGGAGCTGATTTATTTTAGGCAGTCCCGTGTTTCGTGATTTTGCCATTGGGTGTCCTTTCTGTGGAATTACGGTTCGCGGTGTGCGAGGGGTGTGGGATGGTTCTTGTCGGTTATGCAAAATGCTTAAAAGCACGTCGAAATCCTTTGGACTCCGCATCCTTTACAGTAAACTCGTAACTTTCGCCGTGATTTTTCTCTACGACCACGCGGTCATATTGCTGATCAAAAGGAAGATGATATATTTTTTCTCCGGTCGTGCGGTTAATATTACATTTAATGCGTGGGAAATCGCCGAGATTTATGTGGGATACTTTAATGCCGAGATAGTCTGCGATAAGTTTTGCTTTGGATGATAGCTCAGTAGTGGTGACAAAAACACCGCACGCCGGAGCAGTTGCGTGATCGATGTTATATAGAGTTACCGTTCCGAACAACTGAAAAATATGCTTTTCGTGAATAGTCTTTTCCTTGGACCAATTTTTACATTGTATGATATATGTTTTGCCCTGCCGCGTCACGATCAAGTCGCGTCCCATATCTTCAAAGTTCTCAATAATTCCCGTGTACTGAACATTAAATCCTTGATTTTCATAGAGGTAGCCTATATACATTTCATAATCTCTGCCAATCTGCCACTTGCTTTTTCTGCCTAGAAGATAGCGGTCAAGAGCCAGTTGGTTTTTACGAGTAGTTGACAATGAACGATATTCTTCTGCAGAAAGATAAAATTTTACTCGGTCAGTGTTTTCCGAGGTTTCTAATTCAAAATCGGATTCTTCATTAAAACCGTCATCAAAGATATCATTTATATTGGGGAAGCATTCCTCAATATACGCCAGCTTGTACTCGATAAGCTTTTTTTCTTCACAAATTTTCTTGGTTTCTTTTTTTAATTCGTCTATTCGCTGCGCTTCCACCAAAGCCGGACTTTTTTTATTGCGGAGATAAAAGGCAGAGCGAGCATAGTGAGCCGTCATCAAATCGGCTTGGATTGCTGCAAGATGGGGGTATGCTTGACATTTATCCTTTATGTATTGATCGAATTCACGGTGCATAAGCTCATACCGCGATTTTAGATCCTCGGTCTCGGCGCAAAGCTTATCGTATTGTTCTTTTGATTTCTTTCTTTCGTACTGTAGACGAAGGCGCTCTGCTTGGAGAATATTTGATTGTTCGGCACACATCTTTTCGTATTGTGCTTTTAAATCTTTTTCTTCATCTTCCAAGCGAAGGCGCTCTGCTTGGAGAATATTTGATTGTTCGGCACACATCTTTTCGTATTGTGCTTTTAAATCTTTTTCTTCATCTTCCAAGCGAAGGCGCTCTGCTTGGAGAATTCCGGATTGTTCGTCATAAAGTTTTTTATATTTTTGTGCTTGCTTTCGTTCCTCTTGGGACAAAAGATCTTGGTAATATTTTTTGTCCCATTCCTTGCTACTTTGCAAGGATTCCCTATCTCCGCGTAAAATCAATATATATATGCCCAGTATGGCAACCGTGATAACGTATATAATGAGTGCAGGCATAGTTGATCTCCCTGATTAGATACTCTTGATAATTTTCTTTACCGCGCCGAGGATGCGGATGCGGAGCGTATCGGCTCCCTCAAAGCGCATGGGCGGGTACATAGGATTTATGGACTGCAGCTCGATAAAGCTTTCGCCGTACTCCACGCGCTTGACAAGTCCCTCGTCGCCGTCAAGCAGCACGACGGCAATAGTGCCGCTGTCAACGCTATCCGTTTTATGCACCTGTATTACGTCGCCTTCCTCGATCTTGGGGTACATGCTGTCTCCCTTGACCTTTATGCAGATGGTCTCCGCCGCCTCTGCCGCGCTTGTGAAATAGAGGGGGGTATAATCAATTATGCTGTTATCCGCCAAAGCACCGAAGCCTGCGGACACAGTTTCGTACACGGGGATGAGGTGGACATTCTTTTCCTCCAAAAATATTGCGTTCGGTTTTATGCCGGGCGCGTTTTCTTTTTCGGTGCCGAGCAGGTAGTTAACAGATACGCCGAAATAGTCGGCTATTCTCATAAGGGTTGCTTTACGCGGAACGGACTCGTCCGTCCAGCAGGAAAAAGTGGCAGGGGTTATGCCTACCTTAATGCATACAGCCGAAGGGGATTCGCCTTTTTGATTACACAGTCGAATGAAATTTTGTTTGAACATAGTGTATCCGTTAAGTTCATTAGGTTCTGCAAAAGCAATGGTTGTCAACTCGGAACCGAGTAGGTAGTCGGTGGTTACGCCGAAATAAGAGGCGAGCTTTTGCAGGGTGTCGCCACGCGGCATACCGCCTTTCTTCCAATTGGCAGTCATAGATGTGCTGATACCTATGGCTTTGGCCACGGCTGTTGGCGTTGTGCCGCGCTCTTTGCATATTTTTTGCAGGTTGGTGTAAAACATAAAAACCTCCTTGTTTGTTTTTAACAAATTCTAAATTTAGATTTTAGGCAAAAGGTAGAAAACTCTAAAAATAGATTTTTTCTATTGACAAAATCTATTTTTAGATTTACAATGTATACGTACCCACCGAGCGAGGTCCGAGTGCATTGTACACGAGAGCACTGAGAGGGCTTGCCGCGCGGGTGCGCGGAGGACTGCAGCGCGATGATCGCCTGCGGCTCGCTCCCGCCGAGCCGTTTTCCCCGTATAACTGCCCTTGGCTGGTTTCTCTCCCACCGCGCCCGGTTTTGCACTACCGCGCGCGGTTGGAGTTACGCCAAGGCGGGAAAAAGTTGTTGCTATATTTAATGTAGGGAAAGGGAGAGAAAATGGGAAAACAAACGCTGACGCCGGATCAGGAATGGGCTGTGATACATACCTTCGAGAAGGTAGACAAGCTGCCGTATGAAATATTACCGGAGCTATACGACAGACTGAATTCGCCGGATACTCCGTGGCCGGAGGAGATGCTTGAAGCACCTGACGGCTGGGATAGTATGTCGGAGCGGCAAAGGTTCTTTGAATGAGGAAGATAGAATGCTCTACCTGATATTATATTTTATGCTTGCAGCGACAGGGTGCTGGGCTTTAGTAGGGTATATGTGGCTCTGCGTTTGGCAGTATCAAGAACAAAGGAGCTACGGAGCGACTGTGTTGGCTACTGTAATGCCGACAATGGGATTTATCGGAGCGGCGGTGTTTGCACAGCTACTTGCGGAAACTACTCTGTGGACGGTGCTGATTGGGAATGCGTTTATATTTATTGTTACAATCATGCTATCGGTAATATTTGCTATCGCCAAGTATTGGGCGGACGATTATTGCGGGGACTGGTTTTCATTCTGCGTTGTTGTTATCTACTCGTTTATTTGGCTTTTGGCATTTACGCTTATTGTGTTTTTGGCCTGATCGGTTAAGGTCTGCGAGCCTTTCACACAAATCAAGATAAGCCTCGCGGATCTGAGGAGTGTACTCTTCCTTTGAGGCATAAGTAGTTGCGTTCGATTTTGCGTTTATGAGCGTGTTTAAATTTTGTATATCTTCCCAAAATTCCGGAGGTGTATACATAAAGATTTCGGAGACCGCATCGCCCCAATCTTTTAAGTCGTCATAATCTAAACAAAATGCGTATCTTCCGGCGGCATGTAAATAACGCTCGATAGCTTCAAACTTGTGCTCAATATGGAAACGTTTCTTGTACATCATTGATTCATGTATGGCTGTTATAGTTGCGGTGAGTATAGGTCCGATAATAGTGGAAAGCAGTGCTATTGCGGCTATTACATAGGCGTTGTCAACATTGGAATTCATAATTGATTGAGACACCTCCGAAAATTTAATGTAGGGAAAGGGAGAGAAAATGGGAAAACAAACGCTGACGCCCGAACAGGAATGGGCTGTGATACATACCTTCGAGAAGGTAGACCAGCTGCCGTATGAAAAATTACCGGAGCTATACGACAGACTTAATTTGCCGGATACTCCGTGGCCGGAGGAGATGCTTGAAGCCCCCGATGGCTGGGAGAGCATGACGGACAGACAGAGGTTTGAAGCCGAGTGCAGTGTACTGAGTCACATAAGGCAAAAGATAGGTTTTAAAGCCTTGTCACGCCGTGAACATCTACAACAAGGGTGGACGGAGCAACAATTTGAGGATTGGTATGACGGATTTAAGGAAAGACAAATACTCGAAACATTAACAGAAAAAATCAATCACCTTGAGAATGAAATCAAAAACTCCTATTATAGCCGGGATGAGAGCAACCAAAAGGGCAAACTTCGCGATTTTGTATTCCCGCTCTCGCTGCTTATCTGCGTTTGCTGCTTTTTGGCGTTCTTCTTTCACCGCTTCGTATAGCTCGGCGCCGACGGGCGTTAACTCCAATTTATCGGCAATATTGCTTTGGCGAATGAGTCGGTTATTTTTCAGTTCTTCCACGGCATACGTCGCGATAGTTGTTTGACCGATAAATTGATTGATCAACTCGTAGTAATTGATGGCGCGAGACTCGGTATTGTAAAATTTCTCGAGGATAGTGTATTTTAAATCGGTCATTTTAAAACTCCAAAAATATTTAATGTAGGGAAAGGGAAGGAAATCCCGCAAAAAGTTATTTCCGATTAGGCGCGGAAAAAGCCCCGCAGGGTGCGGAGAAAATCGAAATTTAGGTTATTTAATTTATTCTAACACAAAAATATAGGTTTGTCAAGAAAGGAGACAAAAAATGACAAAACAGGAGTACAACATCAGAATTGCGGCGCTGGGGCTTTCAAGTGCTGAGGTAGCGGCGGGGATTGGATGCAGCGCGACGCAGCTTTCGACGGCGCTCAATCCCCTTAACAAGGGCACGGCAGCCACCGTATTACGCGGTAAGATCGACGAGTACACGTTGAGACTGCTTAACGGTCAGCGCGCGGCGGTGGAGCGGGAGATCTCGGATAGCGGTCTGTGGGGCAAGATACAGGTGGTACTGCCTGCGGACAACCGTATCGCTATATTCTCGGACGGTGAGTTTGTGGGATTCTATAATCCTATTACGAAAAAAATCGGAATGTGAGGAAGGGGAAGGTAATGTTGCCTGAGCTTATTTACATAGCGGCTGCTTTTGCGGTGCTGGGAGCGGTGGCGTTGCTGATTGACGGAATAACGACGCGGCAGAAAAGGAAAAGATATCGGCGCTTGGTTTACGAGCGCGCCTGCCGTATTTGCAAAAAACGCGGCACAATGGAGTGTCCTGACACCTTTGAATGCATGGCGGCGAGCGGAAAGCCGGAGTTTGAGGCGATATCACTCAGGGCTGCGACGGAGCAGGAGCTCTTAAAGTAACGGAGGTACATACATGAAAAAAAGTAGGACGTTTTTTACAAGGCTCACGGATTGGCTTGTGTTTATATTCACGGGCGTTGGAGCGATCGCGCGCGAAGCAGAAGCGGACGGGATCATTCAAGGAAAGAAATAAGAGGAAAGAAGTAATAAGTGAGGAAAGGAGTGCGGCTTATGGCAAGGATGGCAAAGTCGAAGGTACAGGAAAACTACGTCCGCGTGGCGGACAACATAAGGCAGCTGACCGTTCAGCGCAACAAGAAGGTGCGGGACGTGGCGAAATACTTGGGGATGAGCCCTGCGACCTATTACGCCCGTCTTGCTCATCCGGAGAATTTTACTCTTGAGGATCTGACGCGGGCGGCGTGCTTATTTAACGTGAAGCTCTCCGACCTTATCAGCAAGAAATACGCTATGGTCGCGGTTGAGGAGCGGATATATGGCACAGCCGGTTATTAAGTGGGTTGAGCAGGGGTACGAGAACGGATATTACATACTCGCGTATTATGTCGACGGAATATTGCAGTGTTATATGAAGGGATATCCCGATTATAGAAAAGAGGTATTTTGGGTGTATCTGCACAAGATCGCTCGATACAGTGACTACAAGCTTCCAAAGTGCAAGTACGTTGTATTCAGAGACGTAAAGAAAGGAATTAAATAATTTTATATAAAGGAGAGGGAACTATGGGAACATTAGACGAGATCAACGTAAGCGACCGCGCAGCGGACAAGCTGGCGGCAGAGAAACAGGCGGTGCTGGACAAGCGCAAGGGCACGTCCTTTACGGATATAGCTATGCGCTGTCTTGCGGAGCCTATAGCGGCAATGCTGACACGCTTTTGCTATCAGAACGAGGAATTTGCCCAAGGGGTTATAAGCTCTAAGGGGACTCTTTACGAGTGCCTTGACGGCATCCTCAAAAAGGAGACAAAGGACAGTCCTATGATATCCGATCTTGAGGCTTACATAATGGCGGTGAAGTTTTATCTTCCCGCGGCGCGGGTGCAGGCAAGCTTCCGCGTGGAGCTGCCCGAGGAGAGGGACGACGATCTGCTTTGTCTTAGCGAGCCTGACAGTTTAGCAGAGCCCTCGGGCGGTGCCATTATTCTTGACCTTTTTGGGGCGGAGAAAGCGTAAGCTATGGGAATGTACGTTTTTAAAATGTTCAAGCCCGGGCTTGTGTGCCGTGATTATCAATTCAAGGTAGGAGTAAATGAATGCGAGCACGCCACCTGCGTGCGCGAGGGCTTTCACGCGGTGGAAAATCCGCTTGACTGTCTTTCGTATTATCCCGACTTTGACTCAAGCGAATGTTGGCTCTGCTATGCAGACGGTGACATCCACGAGGACGGAACGGACTCCAAAATATCCTGCACCCGCCTTGAAATTCTCAGACGTCTGGGAAAGCTTGCGTTTGTTTATGAGGCTGGCAGGTACATTGTCGAGCACCCTTTGCGTCCGCTTGCATCCTGTGTTTTCAAAAATCACGGGCGGTCAAGCTCAAACGGTTTTGCCGTTGTGGTGGGCTATGATCCGAAGGCGCAGGCGGAGCGCGACGGGGATATCCTTTGTCTTGTAAAAAAGGGGAAGGAGGGCGAGCCGTGGGGCTTGTCTATACTTTGCGAGGACACAGTAAGAAAAGGAAAATGGTACAACTTTAACGGCGAGGAGGTAAAGGTCGGTGAGCACGAAACGATTGACTCGGGCACAGATTGACGAGTGGTACGCGGGCTGTCCGATTCCTCGGCGCGGCGGTATGGTATTCCGCGCGCTTGAGAATGACGGGCGGCTTATCCTCGGCGTATACAAGGACAAAAAACAAATGGGCGTTTACGTGCTTAATCCCGACGGGCGGTACTGCTCGCGGCGCGAGGGTAGCGTATGGTGCTCCGGTGGCATTTACAGTATATTTGAGTGGAGTACATATTGGTATCAGGCGGAGGCACACGCGGACAAGAAGATACGCTGGGCCACGGCTGAGGACGAGCGAACAGGTGAGGAGCTGCTTGATGAGCATAATCGGTACGTAAGCTGCAAGCCCAACATTATCCGCCGATTGCGAGAAATAGAGTCACAGTACAACGAGAACCGCAGAACGTCGGCAGCGGAGCGCAAGATGCGTCGAATACAAAATTACATTGATACTATTCCCGATGAGCCGGAGGACTTTGAAAAATGGTGTCATGAGGTGGTTATGGGTGGTATGCACTATATGTTCGGCAAGGCAGGGGAGGACGTATATTTTTGCACGTCCTGCGGCTCAAAGCACATTATCAAGGGACTCAAGGACAGACAGCGCACCGAGTGTCCGATCACGGGCGCGCGTGTGAAGGTGGAAAAGAGCAGGGAATTGGTGGAAAGACACGAGACGGTAATGCTGCTTCAGAGTATGCCGGACGGCAAGGAGGCAGTGGCACGGCATATTTCCGTATGGTTTGACTGGTCTGCAAAGGATGGGATGCGCTCTAATTGGGGTGACAACATGGTAGTGGTGCTGCCGAAGGATGGGCGCACTTCTGCTTACAAATGGTATTACCACCTATGCGGCGGCTTTTTCGGCGGCACTTGGTGGGACGATCGCAACAAGGCAAACTATACGCCGCGGCGTGAGTACTGTTACCCTTACACTGTAAAGGATGCTCTTGCAAACACGGTCTACGAGCACCTTGGACTTGACGTGGCGGCGGCTCGGGGCTGGCGGTTATCCTACAACCGTCTTATGATGGCTTGGCGTTACGGACAGACTGAGTATCTGATAAAGGGCGGCTTTGAGCGTCTTGTAGGTGAGATCTCCGACCGTTGTCACGTTGGGCTTTATGCAGGATGCATCTGCGAGGTGGGGCGCGACGTTAAAGAGACGTTGATGCTTGACGGTCAGCGTGTAGCGCGACTCCGTCGGGCTGACGGGGGTATTGGATATTTGCGCTGGCTTCGTTACGAGGCAGAAACGGAGGAGAAGATCCCCGAGGAGCTTTTGTGCTGGCTTGGGGACAATATAGAAAAGCCGTCGGATCTGAATTTTGCACTTGAGCGAATGAGTGCTGTTAAGGTGGGAAACTATCTGCGCGCGCAGGTCAAGGAATACAAGCGCAAGACAAGCAGCGTTATTGAGTCCTGGAAGGATTATCTCGGTATGGCCAAGCGGCTGAAGCTTGACACGAAGAAGGATATGATATTCCGCCCGAAGCACTTAAAAGCGCGCCACGACGAGCTTGCGGAGATCATCAGCGCCAAGGCGGACGAGCTGGAGCGCGAGCGCATCGAGGCGCAGTATCCTGCGGTGGTTGGCGTGTGTGATCGCATACGTCCTCTTTACGAGTGGACGGATGAAAAATACCGTGTTATCGTGCCTGCGGGGGCTGCGGATATCATCCGCGAGGGACGGCTGCTCCGTCATTGTGTGGGCAGCACGGACAGATATTTTGACCGTATTGCCGAGGGGGAGTCTTACATAATGTTTCTCCGCAAGTGCTCGGATGCGGACGCGCCGTGGTACACCATGGAGGTGGAGCCGGGCGGCAAGGTACGTCAGCTCCGCACCTTTGGTGATGATGAGGGATCTGACCGTCCGGAGGCGAAGGAGGCGCTCGGACGTTGGCAAAAGGAGATATTTAAGCGGCTCAAATCAAATAGCGATGGCGAGCGAGAGCTTGAAGCGGCAGAGGTCAGTCGCGAGCGGCGTATTGCGGAATTCGAGGAACTGCGCCGTAACGGAAATATCATCCGCAACGGTCGGTTTGCGGGACGCTTGCTCGTGGAGATCCTTGAGGCGGACTTTAAGGAATACAATGAGCAGGCGGCGGTCTGACAAATTTCAAACAGAAAAGAGGTATAATAGTCACGGACAATAAAATTACAAGGACACCAATAGTTATTGTGGAGGAGATAAACGCCATAAGATCTCAGACGGCGGGAATACTGAATGCCGCTTTTTCGATGGCAAAGCGCTCATGCTTTGAGATAGGAAAACGGCTGGAGGAGGCAAAGGCGCTTGTGCCTCACGGTGAGTGGGGCACTTGGCTTGAGGATAACTTCGAGTATTCCGAGAGCACTGCGGGAAATCTTATGCGAATATACAGAGAGTACGGCTCGGAGCAGATAGATATGCTGACGGGCAGATCGGATGCGGAAATCTTTGAGGGACTCTCGCAGTCCCAGCTTGTGGAGCTTTTTGCACTCCCCAAGCCGCAACGCGCGGAGTTTGTAGAGGAGCACCGTGAACAGCTTGAGAGCGGGGATATGTCCATCCGCGATATGCGCGAGCTTATCAAGTCCCAACGTGAGGAGCTTGACGCTTTGCAGGACGTGGCGGAGGATCGTAAATATCTTAAGGAGCAGCTTGAGGAGCGCGACCGCGAGCTGGCTTGTGCTAAAAAGGCTGCGCAGGATAGCTATTACGAGCTGGAGCAGCTTCGTGCTCTGCCCGCCGCCGCGCCGCAGGAGGTTACGGTGGTAGTAAATCAGCCCTCCGACGAGCAGATCAACGCCATACGCGCAGAGGCGGAGGAGGCGCTTGCGGCTTCTCACCGTGCCGAGGTGGACAAGCTCAACGAAAAGCACGCCAAGGCACTTCAAAAGGCGCAGAAGGAGTCGGCAGGGGAGCTTGACAAGCTCCGCGAGCAGATGGCAGAGCAGGAGCGCACCGCCGCCTTGAAGCTCCGTCAGGCGACGCTTGCCGCCGATCCTCACGCGGCGAAGGTATCCTATAGCCTTGAAGCTATACGCCGCGCCATTGCGGATATAAATGCAGAAATTAAGGCTATGGACGCCGCAGAGAGCGGCAGCGGTCAGAAGCTCCGCGCCCGCTGCGAGTCAACACTCCTCCGTATCGTTAACGATGCGGGCTGGCAGATATGAGAGAGAGTTAATAGTTAATAGTGAAAAGTGAAAAGTGGTGGATGATTTCCGCCTGTGCGGCGGAAATCTCCATCGGGAAGGATAAAATATGGCAAAAACACACGATCTGAAGATCTCATCGGTGTATTTTGATGACGTAAAGAACGGCAAAAAGCCCTTTGAGGTACGGTACAACGACCGTAATTTTGAGGTTGGGGATATCCTCAACCTCAGAGAGTACGACCGAGGCTCCTACACCGGGCGAGAGGTTAAAAAGAAGGTAAGCTACGTGCTGGACAACCGCGAATACTGCAAGGAGGGGTACGTGGTGCTTGGGCTGAAGGGGGTTAAGAAATGAAAATGGAAAATCGCACCACGCCAAGCGTGGTGCCCAAATTGAAAATTACGGAAGCGGAAGCTATCAACGCAATAAAGTGTAACAAACCTACAAGCGGATACATAATTTTGTGCGAAGCATTAGATATGGCTGTTGAGGCGCTTGAAAAACAGATTTCAAAAAAGCCGTATCTTGACAATGACAACGGTGTTTACGAAAAAGAGCATTGTCCGACTTGCCATAGAAGTTTATTTCCTAATGACCATCATTGCAGATGCGGACAGGCTCTTGATTGGACTGACCTCCCAACCGAGAAAGGCGGTGCGGAGGAATGAAATACAGAAAGAAACCTGTTGTGATTGATGCTATTCAATGGAATGGTGAAAATCATCGAGAAATGTTTGATTTTTTAACTAACTATGAATTAACAAATGAGTTTATGTCAAGTTCGGGAGAAAATTTTTATATTGACCACGATAAAATAAAAGGCGGTTTAATTATAAAAACTCTTGAGGGTGAACATCTTGCTTCAATCGGAGATTATATCATCAAAGGTGTCAAAGGTGAATTTTATCCTTGCAAGCCCGATATATTTGAAAAAACCTACGAGGCGTTGAAAGGCGGTGAGGGGTGATGTGTAAATGCGATTTTTGTCCCTTGTCAAATCACAAAGGCAAGTGTACAGCGAATTCAAGTATTGCAAAGATAAACGGTTGCCGAGATGCCATAAAATTGATGGTTAAGGTATTAGGCAAAAGAGGTGAGGAGAAGTGAAAATTGAAAATCGCACCACGCCAAGCGTGGTGCCCAAATTGAAAATTACGGAAGAAGAAATCGAAGAAATGGCGCACTCCCTGCGAATTAGAAAACTTGACAACGAGAAAATAGGGTTTGATGTATTAAGCCGTTTGTCAGGAAATGCATACGAAGATGAAGAAACGAGTATCGCACGGTATATTATAACGCAGTTGGGCTACCGCAAGCAGACCAATGTCGCGGAACGAATTTTCGAGGAGCTTAAGGATCTCGCAAAAATGCACGTTTTTCCCGTTGTACGCGAAGGAATGGTTGAAATTGAAAAAGAGCCGTTTTGGTGCATAGATCCTGCCGATTTTGCAAAGCTTGAAAAGAAATATACGGAGGACACTGTATGACCTACAGACAATTTAAAAAGTGGTGTAATGAGCGCGCCTGTGACGGGATGTGGAGTGCTGCTACGGTGTCTGTTTGCATTAAGACTTGCCATACTGTCGATCGGGCGCCGTTCTGGAAGCGGGAGCGGGAATGGCAGCGGCTGAACGAGGAGCAGGGTATTGTGGAAAAATTCGTTGAGCCCACGAACAAGAAAATAGATCAGCTTTTGAAAAGAGAAAAGGAGTAATAATCAATGCCTACGGGTATAAGCGGACTTTACAAAAATACAAAAGGTGCTCAAGAAGCAAATAAAAATGAAGGGAAGGCAAGAAAAATGGAACTCAAGGACACTATCGAGGGGATGCAAAGCACGGACTACAAGGAGAGATTCAAGGCGGAGTATCACCAGACCAAGATCAGATATGAAAAGCTGAAGGCGTTCTGCAACAAGATCGAAGCGGCGGAGTGCGCCCAGCTCGATGGGAATGCGACCATCGAAATGCCAAAGCACGACTGCCCTTTGGCACTGCTCCGTGATCAGCAATCGGCTATGGGACGTTATCTCCACGTGTTGGAGATAAGGGCGGTAATAGAAGGAGTGGATCTGGATGAAATTTAAGGCTATTGAACGGCTGGTGAAGGCAGAGGGGTACATAGCTCTGCTGGACGAGCGGGTGGAGGGCGAGGAGTCTGTCACCGTTGCACGTCAATGGATGGGCGACGGACGCGCGTTCTATCCGCTGGACGGGCTTCCGATGCTGACGGAGGAGGGTGTACTTGTGATGTTTGACATTGACGCGAAGAAGCGGGAGAAGATCGTCTTTCATCACGAGGCGCAGCTTCCGGAGAGCGTTTGCTTTGCGGATCTGTCGGACGAGGACGTTCTGCTTGAGCCTTACGACATCAAGATCACCGTCAACGGTGCGGAGCTGCTGCTCCTGAAGGACGAAGCGGACAAGCTTATCTGCATTCAGCGCAAGTATCTGACTCCTTTTGAAAAGCTGAAGGAGCTTGAACTCTACCGCCGGCGCGATGCAAACGGTGTGGAGTACGTTGCCGTCAAGATCGGATGCATATTGCGCGGTATTGTGTACGTATATGCGCCCGCGGATGACAAGTTTGTAGAAACTGTCGGCGCTATCTACAATGCGGCGGCGCTGGCTCTCGCCGATGAGAAGGCGAGACGGACGGAGCAAATGAGGATCTGAATTTAAAAGTGTGTGGAGGGGACGTCAAATCGTCTCCTCCCCGAAACGATACATTTATATAATATACGGGCCTGCGCATGGGCGATATTTACGGTTCAAGTCCGTACAGGCTCCCAAACAATATAATAACAGCGTAAATTTTGAGGGTCGCTTCCTCAAATTCGGCTGGTATTGCTGTATTAAAAGAAGAACCGTTTCAGACGGGGAGAAAGAAAGGAGAGCAGGAATGGAGAACAAGGCAATCAATTTCAGTGCAGAACGGAACAACACGTCAGGCGCCGCAGGCGCGGTCTGTCAGCCCACGCAGTGGGCGGTCATCGAGGAACGCGGGATCACTTTCGGGGAGGCGGTAGAGCTTGCAAGGCAGCAGATAGAACTTGAAAGCTTTGCACGTCCTCCGATGGGTAAGCGTTGCTCTGAGTATCGGCTTGCGGAGGCGCTTTGCCGAATTATTGCGGAGGTGATAAAGATGCGCCCCGCGGGGCAGATCAAGATAAGCGGCGAGATGCTTGATGCGGTGCTTGTCAAGGAGGTATTCGCCGAGATCCGTGCGGATCATATTCAACACGTTATTGATATCATACACGCTCGCGGATGCGGTGACACCTGCAAAAAGATATACGTGCGATCAATGCTTTACAATTCGGTGTTCGAGCTGGAGTGTGACGAGCAGGCGGGGATAGACGATATATTCCTTTGACGCGCGGTCGGTGGGAATGTTACAAACGTGCAGAGCGGCGGGCGCGGGCGGCGGTGCGCGCACACGCGATACATATTATGCGAATTGAAAATTGAAAATTAAATAGCCCGGTGGGAGAGGGTCCCACGGGGGTTATAGAGATGGTTGCGGTTGTAACCATCGTAAACAAATTTAGACAAAAATAATTTGCGGGCAAGTTCTTTCGGTCAAGCCTTTCTCGAAAGAAAGGCTTGCGGGGTGTGGGGCGGCGCCCCATATATCCGCCTGCGCGGAAAATAAAAAAGAGGAGAAAATATGGCAAACGGTGATATAAGATATACACGGGAGACGTCGTACAATATGGGGCTTGGGTTCTGCGACACGTTGCTTTACCGAGTAAAGGGCAAGCGACGTCAGCCCCGCGCTCTCGGTAAGGCTACGAGTGAGGCACAGGCGCGCGTGAATGAGCGCAACGCCATTATGAATCTGAACCGTATCGTCAACGCGAATTTTGAGGACGGACGCGACTTATACATAACGCTTACCTTTGATGAGGCACACTATCCCGCCACCAGAGCGGAGGTGCGCCTTCTGATGCGCAATTTCCTTCGACGTGTAAAGAGGGCGCACGTTGCCCTCAATATTCTTTCCAACAATGCATTTGAGGCGGTGCGCGAGTTCAAATATCTCTACGTTATCGAAGGTGGCGACGGTAAGCGAATGCATCCTCACCTTCTTATGACGGGCGGGCTCTCGGAGTCCCGCATCCGCGAGCTGTGGGGGATGGCTGATATTGTTAACGTGCGCACGCTTCAGGCAAGCAGCAACGGATTTGAGGCGCTTTCCGCTTATCTTACAAAGCAGGGGCGCATTAACGGTGAGCATCGCTGGTATGGCTCGCGCAATTTGGAGCGCACCGGGTATGCTGAGCTTAACGCCGGTATTTCCGCCGAGGCGACGGATGAGCTGGCGCGTGCTATTGAGGATATCAATGCGGGAGTTGGAAAGGGAGTAGAGACCACAGAGGAGCGATATGCGCCCGTGGAGTCCCGCTATCCAGGATATTATATGTCCGAGGCGGAGGCGATCTACATTGAGCAATTCCGTGAGTGGGTTATACATATCAAGCTATACCGCCGCGACACCGATCCCGGGCGGCGGGAGGCAAAGCGCCGCCGGTCGGAGGCAGCGGAGCTGAGGCGGATGCGCGAGCGGTACGCGGAGGTGGTGTGATGAGTAATTACATTGATGCCGACGTGCGCTGTCCGTTCTACAAGAAGGCTTTGCCGAAGGAAAAAAAGTTAAAATGCGAGGGAGTGTGCGAAAAATGCTCTACCCACCTCGTCTTTTCGTCGCGCGCGGAGTTAGAACGGTTTACGCGGACGTATTGTTGCGCGCGGTATTGGGACTGCGGGCTATTTTGGGCGCTCAAGGAGAAGTATCCTGGTGATTAACGGCGGGCGATTCGTGAATCGCCCCTACTTCCTATACTTCTCCCGAAGGGTGAGGCGCCCTCTCCGTCGGCTACGCCGCCACCTCTCCCGTGGGGAGAGGCTTTAGATAAGGCATTCCCAACTTGTGGCGCCAAAATATATTATTTTTTTAAAAAGGCAAGTTTTCCCTTGTGGGGCTTGCCTTTTTTCTATGTCAAGGGGTGGTGTGACATTATTTTTTATTTTCTGCTATAATGCAGGCAGAAAGCAAAAAAGAGGAGGTGAGCGGATGGCTCGCGGAGTCAGCATTGAGGAATATACCGGCGGTGAAGGTCTTGAGCGGTTACGTCAGTGGGCTACGCTGGATCTCGGCGAAATTGCCAGACGTATAGGAATTACCCGCACAACACTTAACCGTTGGTGCAAAAAGAGCGACGTTATTCGCTCCGTACTCTACGACCGCGAAAAGTGCGAGGCGGTGGAAAAGGAGATATACAAGTGTTGCTTTGATCGCACACAGGTCGTCAAGCTTCACAAGCAGGTGCTTGACAAGAACGGTGAGATAAAGGAGCTTGTCGAGGACAAGGTGGTAGTTCTCCCTGCGGATTTCCGCGCGCAGAAATATTGGCTGAACAACCGCAACCCCGAGCGCTGGCGCGACAAGGTCGAGGTATCTGTTGATGCGGTGCAGGGTGGAACTGTGATGCTGCCGTTGGCGGAAATGATAGACGAAAAAAGTGAAGAGTGAAGAGTGAAAAGTGAATAGTGAAGGACGATTTCCGCTGTGGCGGAAATCCACGTCAATTATTCATTAAGGAGGAATGCATGGGTAAGAACGTGGTTTGGTCGCCGCAGCCGAGGCAGGCGGCATTTATGGCGCGGGCGGAATATGAAGCGCTTTACGGCGGAGCGGCGGGGGGCGGAAAGTCGGAGGCTTTGGTGCTTGAAGCCCTCCGTCAGGTAGACATACCGCACTACAAGGGGCTGCTTCTCCGTAAGACGTACCCTGAGCTTGAGGAGCTTATCGGCAAAAGTCAGAACTACTATCCGCTGATATATCCGAAGGCAAAGTACAACGAGGCAAAGCATTCGTGGACCTTTCCGAGCGGTGCGAAGGTCATTTTCGGAGATCTGCACCGCACTCAGGACAAGCTCAAATACCAAGGTCGCGCTTACGACTATATCGCCTTTGACGAGCTGACACATTTTACACTTGAGGAATACATCTATCTGATATCCCGTAACCGTCCAAACGGTCCCGGCACGCGGTGCTATATCCGCGCATCCGCAAACCCCGGAGGAGTCGGTCACGGATGGGTAAAGGACAGATTCATTACTCCCGCGCCGCCAATGACTACAATGTGGACGGATCACGAGTACGTTACCCCCGAGGGCAAGCGAGTGGTTGGACGGCTCTCCCGCATATTTATCCCTGCCAGCGTATTTGACAACAAGGCGTTGCTTGATGCAAATCCCGAGTACATTACAAGGCTTGCGTCAATGCCCGAGGCAGAGCGCGAGGCTCTGCTTTACGGAAATTGGGACAGCTACACGGGGCAGGTATTCGCAGAATGGAAAAACGATCCCGCCCACTACGAGGACAGACGGTGGACGCACGTTATCAAGCCTTTCGATATTCCGGACGGTTGGAACATATACCGTAGCTTCGACTGGGGATATGCCAAGCCCTTCTCCTGTGGCTGGTGGGCTGTGGATTATCAGGGTGTGGCGTACCGCATCCTTGAGCTTTACGGTTGCAAGGAGAGCAGTCCCGACACGGGTGTTAAGTGGAACAACGAACGGATATTTGAGGAGATAGCGCGTACCGAGAGGGAACACAGGTGGCTAAAGGGTAAACAGATAATCGGTGTTGCCGATCCCGCTATCTGGGCGCAGAACGGCGGCCCGTCAATAGCGGAGGTTGCCGCGTCTCGGCGCGTTTACTTTAACAAGGGAGATCACGAGCGCATACCCGGCTGGATGCAGCTGCATTACCGCCTCAGCTTTGACGAGGAGGGCTTTGCGCAGATGTACGTATTCAATAACTGCCGCGACTTCATCCGCACCCTGCCCGCGCTTCAGTTTGACGACGTGCGTGTGGAGGACGTGGATTCCTCGGGCGAGGACCACTGTCTTGTTGGGGATACGCTCATTCGTACTGATGAAGGCTATGTACCGATTGAACGCTTGGTGGGGAAGGAAGGATTGGTATTATCGCATGATGGCGAATATCACCGTTTTTCTGACGTTCGTATGACGAGAAGAAAAGCCAAGGTATATCGTGTAGAGCTTGAGGATGGAACAGTTTTTGAGGGCACAGAAGATCACCGGATAATGAGAGAGGACGGAACGTGGGTACGAATAAAAGATATGCTACCCAACAAAACGGAGGTGCGGATATGCAGGTAAACGTGATAAGCAATACCAAACAGGAATTTAACGGAGAAATGTTTTACCTGTGCGGAGCTTATTTTCAACGCAAAGGCAAAAGACTGCATCGAGCGGTGTGGGAATACCACAATGGCAGTATTCCAAAGGGATTTGATATCCACCATATAGACGGCGATAGGCATAACAATTCCATATCTAATCTGTGCATGATGCAAGGTAAAGAGCATCAGCGAAAACATATGAAATCCCCCGAACGTGTTGAACAAAGCCGACGTGACATTAAAAAGGCACTCAAATATGCTTCTGCGTGGCATGGGAGCGTAGAGGGTGCGGCGTGGCATGGAGCGCACGCAAAAGAATATTGGGAAAAGGCTCCGCTACGTGAATATGTATGCACCTTTTGCGGAAAGTCGTTTCAAACACGGCATGTATACGTTGAAGGCGCGAACCGTTTTTGTCATCAGAACTGCCGTGCTTCGTTTCGCCGCAACAGGATAAAGGAGGAGCTGAATGAAAGTTAAGTCGGTAAGCTACGTTGGAGAGCGTGACGTATACAACATGGAAGTAGCGGATACACATGATTTTGTCATACAGGGCGGCGTGGTCGCGCATAACTGTGCCGACGAAGCACGGTATTTCTGCATGATGCGACCGATAGCGCCCAGGATGAATGCGGCGCGACGCGGTCCCCTTGAGGGAAGGATATTCGACGCGCTGAACATCAGGCGCGAGGATCTCACAACGCCTCCGGGCAGAGCGAGGGTGGAGATAATGCGGAGTTGAGAGTTGATAGTTGAGAGTTGAAAGTGAATTGAAAATTGAAAGTTGAAAGGAGAATTTATAAATATGGATTTTGCAGATGAAATATTGAGAGCGGAGCAGCAGGGGGCGGATATGCAGGTCGAGGGGGCGGCGCGGGAATTACCTATAGGGGAGGTACAGCTCCGCGATGCTATGGAGCTTTTCCAAAAATACAAGGCGGGCAAGGCTAACCTTGACGCGCGCATAATTGAGGATGAGGAGTGGTTCCGCTTGCGCCACTGGGCAGCTTTGCGGAAAAACAGAAAGGACGAGAACGGCAACGACATTCCTGAGGAGGTAGAGCCTACCTCTGCATGGCTGCTCGATTCCATTCTGAGTAAGCACGCGGACGGCATGGATAACTATCCTCGACCGAATATCGTACCGCGAGAGGAGGGGGACGTGAGTGAAGCCAAGATCCTTTCCTCAATCGTGCCCGTTATATTCGATCACATAGGGTTTGAGGAAATCTATTCACGCGCGCTCTATCCCAAGCTCAAGCACGGCACGAGTGTGTACGGTGTGTTCTGGGACGCGACAGCTGCGGGTGGGCTTGGCGAGATAACGGTTAAGGACGTTGACGTGCTCAATCTGTTCTGGGAGCCGAGTATCACGGATATTCAGGACTCGCAAAACATATTTCTTGTTACTCTTTACGACAACAAGCTGCTGGAGGGAATGTATCCGCAGCTTCGCGGCAAGCTTGGCGGCAGAAACGTGGCTGTCGGCGAATACATCCACGACGACAGTATAAATACCGCTGAAAAGAGCGCCGTTATCGACTGGTATTACAAAAAGACGGTTGGTGGCAAAACCGTACTTCACTTTTGCAAATTTATCAACACGGAGGTTTTATATGCGACGGAAAACGATCCTCAAGCGGCAGAGAGGGGACTATACGATCACGGTAAGTATCCCTTCGTTTTGGACATTCTCATTCCCTGTGAGGGTACGCCTGCAGGTTTTGGTTATATAGATATCGGCAAGAGTCCTCAGGAATACATAGACCGCGGCTCGCAGGCAGTTATGGAAAACATGCTTGACGGCTCATCCTCCCGATATTTCGGAAGCGAGGCGGCGGGCATCAACGAGGGTGAGCTGCTTGACCGAAAAAAGAAGGTCGTGCATTACACGGGAGATCCAAACGCGATACAGCCGCTTCAGACAAAGCCGCTGTCAGCAATTTACTTAAACGTGCTTACGGGCAAGGTTGAGGAGCTCAAGGAGGTCACGGGTAACCGCGACGTATCCAACGGCGGCACTACCTCCGGAGTTACCACGGCGTCCGGTATTGCCGCCATGCAGGAGGCGGGCGGCAAACGGTCACGTGACTCAAACAAGGGCACTTATCGCGCTTTCCGCCGCATTGTAGAGCTGGTTATCGAGCTGATACGTCAGTTCTACGACACTCCGCATTATTTCCGCGTGGTAGGGGATGGCGGAGCGGAGACCTTTATCCGCTATTCCAACGAGAAAATAAAGCCGCAGCCTGCGGGTATTGACTCGGACGGTCAGCCTGTATACCGTTCTCCCGTATTTGATATTGAGATCTCTGCCGAAAAGCAGAGCCCGTACAGCCGGCTCGCGCAGAATGAAATGGCGCTTCAATTCCTGAACGCGGGATTTTTCAACCCGCAGAATGCGGACGCATCTCTTGCCTGCCTTGATATGATGGACTTTGACCGCAAGGACATGGTGATGCAGAAGATCATGCGAAACGGCACGCTTTATCAAAAGCTGATACAGCTTCAGCAGATGGCGTTTGCTCTGGCGCAGACGGTTGATGCGTCGAGCGGTACGAATTACTCCGCTATGGTGGCGCAGATAGCACCCGAGCTGGCGGCGAGCGGCGGCGCGGGAAGGATAAGCGGACAGAGGACGCCTGTCACAGACGGACAGTCGAGGACGCCTGTCCCTACAGCAGACGGGGCGGAGGGCGAATCACACGTGACGAGAAAGGCGCGGGAGAGGAGTGCGGCGACCACGTCTCCGGTATAACGTATGACGAATATTGAGATACGCGCAGACGATGCGCGAATGATATTTACGATCGACATATTCGGTCACGCGGGCTTTGCAAATTTAGGCTCTGACATTGTGTGTGCCGGCATTTCCACCTTGTTTTACACGGCGGCACAGAGCTTTGCGGCGCTTGATGACTGCGGCTACGGCGTGAAGGTGCAGTATCACATTCAGGACGGGGAGGCGCACCTGCGAGCGGTTGCCTTGGACGGTGTGGCGTGGCACAGGCTTACGGAATATGCTGAGGTGATAATGACGGGGTACTCGGTGCTGGCGCGGGACGTGGCGGAGCATGTCAAGTTGAGAGTTGAGAGTTGGTAGTTGAGAGTTGATAGTTGGTAGTTGATAGTTGGTAGCTGAGAGTTGATAGTTGGTAGTTGAGAGTTGAGAGTTGAGAGTCGCACCACGCGAAGCGTGTGCAGGTGGATTTCCGCCGTGGCGGAAATCCACATCACCTATTCACTTTTCACTATTACTTTTTACTTTACGTATAGTCCCGAGGAATACTCGGTGCTTATAAAAAATACGGCTCGCCCACGTAACGGGCTGCTTCTCCGTCTGAGGACGGGGAAAGAAAGGAACGTAAATGTTCGATACTACTTTTAAAATGCCCGTCAGGCTCGGCCTCCAGTTCTTTGCGGATGGAGCGGCGGTCGCTGGCGGTGCAACGGGCGGAAATGCTCCTGCGGGGGCAGAGGCAGCCGACGCCGGGCTGACAAACAACACGGACAGCGGTACCGATAACGTCGGTGCTGACGCTGAAGCCGGACAAGCCGGGACTCCCGACCGTGAGGCGGAGTTTGAGCGGCTTATCAAGGGCGATTACAAGGACCTTTATGACGCGCGTGTGAAAAAGGCGGTAACGGGGCGCACCCGTACCCTCGGGCAAAAGGCAAAATCCTACGAAGCGGCGCTTCCCATCCTTGACAAGCTTGCGACGCGCTACGGCGTCAAGGCCGGGGATACGGAGGCACTTCTGAAGGCTTTTAATGCCGATAATACCTACAACCAAGCGCGCGCTGACGAGACGGGCGTTCCTCTTGAAACCATAAATGAAATGGAGTCGCTCAGAACGCAGGCGGCCGCGCGCGAGCGCGCCGAGGCGGAGGCGACGGCGGCGGCAGAGTATGCGGCGCTTCTGGAGGAAGCAAAGAGCGTCAAGGCGATCTACAAGAATTTCGACTTGCGCACCGAGCTTGAGGGTGAGCGGTTTAAAAATCTGCTTGATATCGGCTACAGCATGCGCGACGCCTACGAGATCGCACATAGGGACACTCTTGTTCCCGCGGCTATGAAGTACGCATCCAAGAAGGGCGAGGACGCGGTGGCAAACCGTGTGCGTCAAAACGGCATGCGTCCGTCAGAGAGCGGAGCAAGGGCGAATGTACCGTCCAGCGTAAAGGTAGATCCCTCCAAGCTGTCCATGGAGCAGATCAATGAATACATCCGCAGAGCAGAGCGAGGGGAGCAGATCACGTTTACGTGATCGAGGTGAGAGGTAAGAAGTAATAGTGAAAAAGTGAGGAGGATTTTCGATGCGGCGAAAATCACCGATCTTGCATATTGCTGCGCCTGATCTTCTCTCGATGAATTTCAAAAGAAACAAGAGAAAGGAAAAGAAAAATTATGTTTAACATTCGACTCAGGGATGATATCATCCTTAATCTGCAGCTTTTTGCAGACAACACTATGACTACGGCGACGGCGGATCTGTCGCCCGAAATGAAGGTATTTTACGACAAGGCGCTGCTTGAGTCCGCAAAGCCGCGACTCGTGCACGAGCAGTTCGGTCAGAAAAAGCCCATCCCGAAGGGCAACGGCAAGACGGTGGAGTTCCGTCGCTTTGAGCGTCTGCCCAAGGTGACCGAGCCTCTGCGCGAGGGCGTTACTCCCGGCGGCAGCTCGCTGAAGGTCACGACTCTTACTGCGACCGTTCAGCAGTACGGCGATTACGTGGAGCTGTCCGACTTCGTGCAGCTCACCGCCATTGATCCTCTGCTTGCCGAGACTGTAAAGCTTCAGGGCGATCAGGCGGGACTTTCCCGCGATACCGTCGTGCGCAACGTGCTGGCGACTACCACTAACGCCTCCTTTGCGACCAAGGTGGCGGCTGACGGCTCGGAGACTGCCATTGACGATATTGATAATATCGTGGCGGGCTGCGAGCTGAAGGTGAAGGATATCATGCGCGCGGTCACCAAGATGAAGGCTAACAACATTCAGCCTCTGGACGGCGGCTGCTACGTTGCTATCATTCACCCGTGGACTGCGTTCTATCTCAAGACCAAGGATCCCACCTTCGTTGAGTGGCATAAGTACACGGATGCTAACAAGCTCTTTACGGGCGAGATTGGCAAGATAGACGGCTGTCGCTTCGTTGAGTCTACCGAGGCTCTTGTGACAGAGGAAGCGGGCGGTATGGTTGCTCACACCTTCGTTATCGGTCTTGGCGCTTACGGCGTTACCGAGGCGGGTGAGGGCGGTGTCGAGACTATCGTCAAGCAGCTCGGAAGCGCCGGCACTGCCGATCCTCTCAACCAGCGCGGCACTGCGGGCTGGAAAACCAACATCACCGCCGAGATCCTCTCAAACGAGGCTATCATTGATCTTATGGCCTACGCGCCCGACGCGCAGGCTAACTGACAGGAGGTATGAATATGAGTCAGATTAATTCAAGTGCATCCACCATCCCCGTAAAAAAGGGTGAAAAGATGGTAACTGTCAGGATACATAAGGAGCGCGACGATACTCAGACACACCTTTTTGTGTCGGTTGGCGAGCGTAACTTTATGATACAGAAGGGCGTGGATGTCGAGGTTCCCGAGTGCGTCGCAAAGCTTCTTGCATACCGCGACAAAAGGCTCGCGGAGTACGACAGACATCTTGAATCGCTGAAAAAATAAGCTACAAACAAAAGCGGGAGGCGATCTGCCTCCCGCACACGAGATTTATATTGCCGCCGACGGGCGGCGGAAAGGACAAAAAAATGACAGTATCCGAGGCTATTGCGCGGGTGGACACGCTGAAGCCAAACGATATATCGCTTGACGAAAAGCTCCGTTGGCTGTCTGAGCTTGACGGCAGAATAAAGCTGGAGGTGATCGACACCCACGAGGGCGGCGGAGAGGTTGGCTTCCGACCGTACACACAGGACAATACGGACGCTGTGCTGCTTGTGCCGTTCCCGCACGACGATATATACATTCACTGGCTCTCGATGCAGATAAGCTACGTGCAGGGCGAGCTGAAAAAGTACAACGCCGCGGCGGCGCTTTATAACAGCGCTCTCTCCGGCTTCAAGCAATATTATAATTCAGTACACATGCCGCGGCAGGCGAGAAAAAGAGTATTTTAAGGAGGCGCTCCCGAATGTATTACCCTCAAATAGAGAATGAAAGCTCCGTCCGACAGATGCTCTCCGTCTTTCGCGGCTATAATCATAACCCCGTTATCGGGGAGGGCGAGTTCTCCCAAATGGAGAATATGTCATCCGACCGGTATCCGCTGCTCTCTCCGAGAAGCGGGAGAATCATATATAATGTCGAAAATGCCGAGGCACTTACGCACGAGCCCGATTTTAACCAGCTTTGGTGGATAAATAGTGCCACAGCCGAGCTTTGCCGCGGCGTTCCGGATAATTATTTTGAAACGCACGACGTAGGACTCTCAAAGGATAATGTCGGGAAACACTTTATAGTCACCCACGGTGCTTACGCGATAGTATTTCCAGAAATGAAATACTACGACATTGCAGGCGACGAGGAGTACGGTTCGCTTGAGATCGTAAGAAAGCCTGTTTTTGAAAACAAAGAGGACCTGCTCATTATCTTTCGCAACTGTGAGCGTGATGGCACTATTATCAAATATGCTGAGGATGTGGATAATCCAAGCCTGGGCGACTACAAGCTTGAAGCGCCAAAATTAGAGAAGGCGGCAGACGGAACTCCGCTGGATATATTGAGTCCTCCGTGTCTTTATAAATATGCACGTGTAGATGAGGGGAACGATCAATGGATTCAGATTACAGATACTTTTGTAAGTGTTCAGCTCGACGCTGCTACAGCTGATCCGCGTGCCGCACAGAGGGCGTGGTGCGGAGATTTTCTTTCGGGTGATTATGTTGAATTTGAGGGATTTCAAGACACATGGAACGAGGGCGATTCAGTGTTTTTTATTCCTTGGATAAATGGCAGACATCATATTAAAAAAGTGACGGACGACGGTGCGTTTATCATTTCCGGCATAGTCGGCGGTCAAACAGAAGGTGACAATGTGTGCTATATGTCACTTGATCCCGAAAAAGAATTGCCCACCGTCACTCTGATAGTTCCAAATCTCGACTACGTTATTTCCTGCGGGAATCGTCTTTGGGGATGTCGGTACGGTCTTAATACCGAGAAAAAGGTGGTAAATGAGATCTACGCCACAAAGCTTGGTGACATTCGCCGCTGGCACACCTACGCTGACGGCTCGACTGCGGATAACTCCTGGGCGGCAAGTGTCGGTATGCCGGGTGAATTCACGGGGGCAGTCGTGTATGACGGGCGACCGTACTTTTTCAAGGAAAACCGTATTTTTACGGTATACGGGAGTGATACGACGGAGTTCACGCTTTATGAGCTTGTAGAGTCGGGTATAGAAAAGGGAAGCGACAAAACCGCTGCGGTGTTGAACGGACTTTTATATTACAAGTCGCGTGCTGGTATTATCGCCTTTAACGGTACGTCTACACAGCATATATCTGATTCACTTGGAAATGAGAGATATTCGGACGCTACTGCGGTCGTGCACAACGGCAAATACTACGTCAGCATGAAGGATACAAACGGCGCTTATCACCTTTTCGTATACGACACGCGATATGGGCTCTGGCACAGAGAGGACGGTATGCACGCCGAATCCTTTGCCACGGCCAAGGGCAGGCTTTACGCCGTTGCGGACGGACAGATCGTTTGTCTTACTCCCGACAGCTCGGACGAGCGGGTGCGCTGGTATGCCGAGAGCGGTATTATCGGACTTGACTCGCCCGATCGCAAGTATATTTCCAAAATTGCCGTGCGCATGTCGCTCGCGTCGGGTGCGCGGGTCGTGATCTCTGTGCAGTACGACTCTATGGGCGACTTTATCCGACTTTACGGCACAGAATCCCAGACGTTTAAGACTTTTACCATCCCCGTACCCCTCCGCCGACACGATCACATGCGGCTGAGGATAGAGGGTGAGGGGGATGTAAAAATATTTTCGATAAGCAAGACCTTAGAGGAAGGAAGTGATATCTGATGGCAAGAAGCTTTAAACAGCCACCCGTGCCGAAGGGCACGACGCAGCAGCAGCTTGACGAGCTGAGGCGATACCTTGCCGCCCTTGTGCGCGAGGTAGAGATAACTTTCTCGGCGGTTGAAAAAAAGATAAGAGAGGTGGAGAGGAAAAATGGCTAAAATATCCGAATACCTGCGCGACAGGCTCAAATACGAGGAGGACTTGTATAACAACGAGTTCGCGGGCAAGCCTGCAGCGGTGACGCCAAAGCCGACGGCGCAGACCTACGTTTCGACAGAGAAAAAAGCTGAGGTCATTCCCTCGATCATTCCCACGACAACGCCTAAAGCGATGTCTCCCGTGGCGACTACGCCAACACCTTCAGCGACGGATGCCGCCGCGAGCAACCGCGCAGACCTTGATGCGGTGTTTGAGCAAATGATGAATTACGAGGCTAAGCCGTTTGAATACGACAAGGACGCCGATCCTATTTATCAGAAATACATGGAGAGCTACTCCAAAAATGCAAAGAACGCCGCAGAGGACACGTATGCGCGGGCTGTGGCGGGCTCGGGCGGCTTTGGCAATTCCTTTGCCGCCGTCGCCTCACAGCAGGCGTACAGCGAGCAGATGGACGATGCAGACGATATCATCCCCGAGCTTTACGAATACGCTTACAGCCGTCACAGGACGGCGGAGAGCGAAAGAAAATCCGACCTTTACACCAAATACGGTCTGCTTGCCGACAGGCAGGACAGCCTTGACGCGGAGGTCGAGACTCAAGCGGCAGCCGAGGAGAATGCAAAGAGCCGTGCGAGTGCGGCTTACGGCACGGCATACGGTCTTGCGGAGGAGGGCTACAGTGCACAGTCCATCCGAGCGGCACTTATGGCTAACGGCTACAGCGAGGCGGAGGCTACGGCGGCGGTATCGCGCCTGACAAGCACGGCTGATGCGGGCACGTACAGCGAGGGCGGAGAATACGTGCCGGGCGGTACGCTGAACGAGAAAATACAGACAGGCCTTAACAGTATTCTTTACACCGAGGACGAGGACGGCAAGCTTCAGCTCACCTACGACGGCTCGCAGAAGCAGTCGCAGACGGCGAAGCTCCGCCAGCAGGGATACACAGACGCGCAGATAGAGCAGATCTTTGCGGAGGCGCAGTACGTAATTGACCAAACGGTCTATGACGCCGTTGGCGAGCTTGAGCGCATGGAGGCAGACCCCGAAAATATCAAAATGACCGATATTACCGAAGCGTATACAACGTATAAGAAGCTTCACGACACCGGTGCTATTTCGGAGGATGCGTGGCAGGAATTTTACGGCGCGCTCGGTGACGGTGTGGTAGCTACCTACAAGCACGCGGCGGACAACACGGGCAATATGACGGATGAGGATTTGGAAAGACTCGGAATCAAGAAGGAGACTTGGGAGGAGTATGCCGGTAAGCCTTGGGCACAAAAGGAGCTTATCTATAACGCCGCGGCGGAGATGGTGAGTGAGGGGGTTATACATCAGGGAGACATGCTTCAAGTGCTTTTGCCGGGAGTAAGGCACGAAATGAGTAATGCGGGAGAGTCGGATGTCGATCAAATGAAAGCTACGGCAGGTGTATTTTCTATGCTGATGGACTATTATGATTCCGGTGCTCTTGGCGACGAACAGCTTAGACTTTTAACAAATAGAATTGCCGATTCGCTTCCCGAGGGATGGTACGAGAGATGGACGGCGGAGTACTACAGCAGCAGTGACGGGCTTATGGCTCCACGCTATATACATGAATTCCTGTGGAATGATGAGATAAAAACTCAGTTGGCGAACTTTACGAAAAAAGTTTCGGAGGGCAAGGAATGAGCGGTATCAAATATTTTAACCCCAACCGTCCCTCCAAGCTGTACGCGGAGTCGGTAAAGGCGAGAAATCGGAAGGTCAGCCTTATTGAAAAAGAAAAGAACACGGGCGGACTGTTTGAGGGCGTGGGCTACGTCGGCGGAAAAACGGTGCTTGGCGCTATGGGAATATTCGAGGGTGTGGGTGACATCCTTGCAGCCACGGGTGACCTTGTAACGGGGAACACGGACATGGCGCAGTACCGATTCCTTGACAACAAGACGGCGCAGCTGTCGCAGGGGCTTGATGAATGGTACAACCCCGACGGCTTTATGCAATTTATGGGCGACGTTGGCGGCGGTATCGGTGATTCCTCCGTCTTGCTCATACCTTACGCGGGAGTTCCGCTGTTTGCCACGGGCGTTGTGGGGCAGGGTATCAGCTCTGCGGCAGCGAAAACGGGTAAGGTGGGCTGGAATGAGCTCCTATACGGCGCGGCTTCGGGCGGCGTGGAATTCGGTCTTGAGGCTGTGACGGGCGGCGTTGGCGGCACTGCTGTCAAGAGTCTTTCCAAGCTGCTTGGCAAGACTGCCGTCAAGGAAACGTCGGAGGCTGTGGCAAAGACGGGCGCGAAGGGGCTTGTTAAGACCACGCTCAAGGAGATAGGAAAGGGAGCGGCGGGCGAATTTGCCGAGGAGGCGACATCCACTGCTATCGATCCTCTCCTTCAGCGCATCAGTGGCGTTGACCCGGAGGCAGAGGCAGCGTCTTTCGGCGATATATTTTACAGCGGCGCTGTGGGTGCTGTGTCGGGCGGACTTATGAGCGCGCCCGGTGCGGCGGTAAACTACAAGACCAACGAGCGGCGCGGCGCGAGCATTGAGCGCGCGGGCAAGACCGACAGAGTGGTAAGCTCGGCGCGCGGCGTTGCCTCCTATCTCTCCGGCATACAGACAGAGGCGGAAACAACGGCGAAGGAATTCGCGAACGAGAATGCTATATTCCAAGCCCGCGCCCGTCATCAGATGAAAAAGGACGCCAAGCGCTCGGCGCAGTTTGCAGAGGCGCTTGCGGCTAACATTGCGGCGTGGGACGGCATGAGCGAGGCGCAAAGATCGAGCAGTGCGGGCCACGCGGTGCTTGGCGAGATGCAGATCAACATGCTGTACGCGCAGATAAATGCGGAGATTGAAGCAAAGGTATCCGAGCTTTCGGCGGATGACGCACAGCTTACCAAGATCGCGGAGTACGTGCGCGAGCAGACGGGCAAGGAATACAGTGTCGAGGATCTGCGCGCTGACCGCGACGGTATGCTTTCTCAGGCGGCGGGCTTGCTCGTTGCCGAGAAGGTAAGCGAGGACATGAGAACGGCGCGCCAAAAGAACACGGCGCGCGTAGGAGCTTATAAAGAAGGCAAGCAGGTGGCGAAGGATATCCGACGCGCTGTGAAGGGCACACAGACGGGCGAGAATGCCGCACAGGGCGCGAAGGCGGGTACGGACGGGAATTTGACCGCAGAGCAGAGAAACGAGCAAAAATGGGAAAATAAAGCCGCTGACCTTGCCACTCTGCGGCGTGCTCTGAACGGTACGAAGCTGTCCGAGGACATAAAGGACACCGTTATCAGTACCTACTATCCCGTTAAGGGAATGAGAGCCGAGGATTACGCCACGGCGTTTGCTATTGCCACGATATACGGGCGGAGCGGGGCGGACAAGGCGTACGCTTACAAGGATAACTACGTTTCCCGCCTGCCACAAAAGGTAGTTGATGCGGCGTATTCGCTGGGGCAGAAGCAAAAGAGCGGCGCGGAGGCGGAGAATAAAAAAGCCTCGGCGGATGCCGAGGGTGGAAAGAAGTATTCGTATGATGAGGCTGTCGATGACGAGCTTTTGGAATTTTATCGCAGTGTTTTGTCAATGGAGAACAAGTCTATTTTGTCGAAGCGCAAAAAGAAGCTTGGAAGGATATCAGAAAAGCACGCACGTCTGATAGAAAAGGTCATAAAAAAAGAAACCGGCAAAACGATAGACGTTTCCGGATACGATCTTTATATTGACGGCGGCGCGATACAGCATATTGAAGACAGACATGGCAAGAATGGCGATGCCGACCAATCTATGAAGGATCCCAGGGACGTTGCTCGTATAGGATGGGCGGCGAATAACGCAGAGTCTGCTCATATTGCACGCGAGGATGACGGCTCCGTAGATTATGATACGCAGTACAAGAATTCCGACCAAAGCCCTTCGCCCAAGGTAATGTTGGAAAAGGAAATCGGAGATTCCAAAATGATTGTCGTGGAATGTGTTCCTGACAGCAGCGCCAAGAGAATATACATAGTAAGCGCACGTATAGAAAAAGGTAGCAACGGTCAAGTGCTGAATATGCAATCCGAGGATCGCCCACAGCCTACGTCCAAGACGCTTCGTGACGGCATTGCTACCATTAACAGTATACCACACACGGACGGTTCTGTCAACACCTCGGACGAAAAAAGTTTTCGACGTTCTTCGCGGGAGGGCAGAGTTATCCGCGCGGAGGGCGTGAATATGCAAAAGCTCAGCGACCGTCAGTACTCGGCGTACAAGGCGGCGGAGATCATGGCGCGGGCGCTGGGCACGGATATCGTTATCCACGCGGATCTCGGGCAGACCAAGAACGGCAAAGCCGTAAACGGTTATTTTGACGAGAAAACGGGACAGATCCACGTCAACATCAACGCCATGCGGGACGGCGAGCATATTGCTCTTTACACGCTTTCCCACGAGGTGACGCATTATGTCAAGGCGTGGTCGGGGGAGAAGTACGCGGCGCTCGCGGAGTTTGTTTTTGAGCGGCTCGCAGACGGACAGTCGAGGACGCCTGTCCCTACAGTAGAATCCTTGATTGATGCAAAGGTTGAGGCGCTGCGAGCGGCGGGGCTTTTACCCAAGGGTGCGACGGAGGTGCAGGCGCGGGAGCTTGCGCGTGAGGAGGTCGTATGCGACGGCATGGAGCTTATACTTGCGGACGGCGAGGTGCTGGGCAAGCTTGCAGCTCGGGACAAGACCTTGTGGGAGAAGATAAAGGACGTTGTCCTTCGCGTCGTTGACCTCGTGAAGGCGGCTTATGCAACCTTGAGCGGTACGTCAAAGACGGCGCAGGTGCTTTCCGACACGATGGACAGTCTTGATAATATCAAGCAGCTGTTCTATGAAGCGGTGACGGAGGCGGGAGATGCACGACGGAGCGGGAAGGATGCTGATGTAACGGGCATAAGATATAGCATTAAACAAACCCAAAAAATAGATTGGGACAAACAGCTGCAAGCGGTCGAACAAAAAAGTATAAACGGCAGTAACTCGTTATATATAGGGGAGATTATCTCACTATCACAAATGTTTTCCAATTTGCCGTTTGCTATGAATCAGTCCGACTATAGAAAGCCAAGGCGAACAGCAGGAAATAATAAAAATTATTCTGCGCACGCTGTTCCTTATGATTTCTTTGCGAAGTTGCCAAAACTTTTGGATAGCGCCCCTATGATTATAGATGGCGCAGAAAAGGCGACTGTTATTACTTCGTATCCAATGAACGATACCAACGGCAAAGCATCTTATGTCATAGTTGGGGTTCACAAAAAACAGAATATGGAGAATGATATAGTCAACCAAATTAAAAGTGCATATCCGTGGGATGATTTTGCCGATCGGCTAGTAAAAGCGGCAGAACAAGGCATGCTTGTTATAATAAACAAAAATAAGGCCGAACAAATGCTCGCCACCATAGGAATCCAACCTTCCGAGGTGTCACGCATTGTCGACCTTGCGAAAGATATTGTAACATATTCTGACTCAAAAGTCAATACCCCATCAAAAAAATTTTCAGTAGATGATGCTAACACCGGCATTGAACCCTTTACAAGTATGGATGAGTATGCTGTGGAAGGTGAGATCTTACCCGAAAAGCCTGCGACAGACAGAGAAATTTTGTCAGGAGCTTTAGAAGGAGCGGTGCGGTCGAAGGGCGAATACAATGCGCTCAAGGAGTACCGTGAGCAGTTGACGGAGCTTGACGCCGTGGTTGAAAAACGCAAGACATTAAAAAAGGCACATGCTGAGGTCGTAAAGCGGATAAACGAGCTTAAGGGTATCAAAAAACGAATGTTCGAGGAACCAAGCCCTGATGCAAACGGAACGGACATGGTTACAACAGAGGCTGAGTCGGACAGTTGGATAGACGCGGAGATAGTGGAGCTGAAAAAAGCAAAGGACGAAATCAAACGTCAGATAGATGATGCTGACAGTATGATTACCGAGCAGGATAAAAAGCTGTTAAAGCTTCAGGCGACAAAGCCTATCCGCGAGCTAATTCAGCACGCCAAAAAGCAAGCTGCAAATAAGACTCGTCAAAGAGACGCAGAAAAGCTGCAAAGGACAAAGGAATCGTATGAAAAAAGGCTTTTCAAAGTCAAGGAGCGAGAGGAGAGAAGGGTATATAAAGCTAAGGCAAAGTACAAGAAAATGTATGATGACCGTCAGCTTGGAAAGGACACCACAGCAGCGCGAAACTCCTTGAGGAAGGAAATCGACCGTTTGAACAGTATGCTGTTCGTGCCCAATAAAAAATGGCATATTCCGCCTGAAATGCAAAGAGCCGTTGCCGAGGCTTTATCCTCCACCAATATGGATACGGTGGGCGTGCAGAATATTGCTAAGATCAATGCGGAAATTGAGCGGCTTACACAACGTGCAAACAAGGGCGCGGATGTCAGCAAGGCTCTTAATGAACAGCTTGAAAAGAGAGAAAAGTGGGAAAGGAAAGCTGCCGGCATACAGGAGCAGATGACCTTCCTTTCGCAGTTGTATGCGCAGATAACAGCCTCGGGCAGCGATACGGTACAGGGTATGTTCGACGAGGAAATAAGCGGTATGCTATCAGAGCATCGCAGAGTGGTGGGAGATACGCCTATCGCCGATATGACACTTGTACAGCTGAGGTCGGCGAAGGAGTTTTACAATGCAATTCTTACCCGCGTGGGCACCGCAAATCAATTATTCCTTGACGGCAAGCAGGCAGAGCTTGACGCTTTCGTAGAGGATACTATAGAGGAAGTCGAGAAATCAAAAAAGCCTGCATTTATGAAGCCAAAGCCTAACGAGGTGGGAGTGCTATCCTCCGTGCGCAAATACATTTGGAAGGCGCTCAAGCCCGTATATGCCTTTGAGATCTTTGGCTCGGACTCTATGATGAGTATATTCTGGAGCTTGCAACGCGGCGAAGGTGTGTGGGCAAAAGACTGCGCGGATGCCGAAAAGAAATTCAAATCGGTTGCCGAAAAGCATCACTACTGGGATTGGGATTTCGAGTCCAAACGTGAATTCGAGGTCGCTAACGGTAAAAAAGTAAAGCTCACGCTTGGAGAGATTCTTTCGCTCTATGCTCTTATCAACCGTCCCCCTGCGTATCACCATTTGACAAACGGTGGCTTTGCTTTCCATTCCGAAACGGTGGAAAAGGGCAAATGGGGAGAGGAAAGAGTCAAAAACGATTTTGAACGCTATCGGCTGGACGATAAGACTGCCGAGGAGATCACGCGTGCGCTGAGTGACGAGCAACGCGCCTTTGCGGATGATATGATCGAATACTTGTCGGTTGTTATGGGCGAGAAGGGTAACGAGGTTTCCGTGCAATTATACGGTGCCGCGCTGTTCGGGGACAAGCACTATTTCCCGATGGAGGTGCTTGATACCCAAGTCAATAGTCAAACGGGGCGCACCGGGGACAGCAAGATCACCAACAAGAGTATGACTAAGCAGATCGCCATTGATCCCGAGGAAAGAGCCACTAATACGCTCGTACTCCGCGATTTTATGGAGGTATGGACACGGCACGTAAACGATATGAGTCTATACCACGGAATGGCGTTAGCTACGGAGAATCTAAGCAAAATACTTAACTACCGACGTTCTGCGGAGCTGAACAAGGATACGGGAGAATGGAGCGGTACGCCTTACAAGGATGATCTGCCGTCCTACTCCTTCAAGGACAGTATAAACAAGGAATACGGTCCGGAGGCGATAAAATACATAGAACAGCTCCTGCGAGATCTTAACGGCGGTGTGCGTAGCGGAACGCCTACGAATGCCATTGACAAGGGTATAAGTCTTTTCAAAAAATCCGCAGTGATGGCGTCGTGGTCGACGATCATCCAGCAGCCGACGTCTATCTGCCGCGCTTGGGAGCTGATCGACGCTAAGTATTTTGTCAACACGGGATATAACCCTCAAAAGAGCCGCGAGCTGTGGGAGGAATTGAAGGAATATGCTCCCGTGGCTATTGTCAAGGAGATGGGCGGCTTTGACACGGGCGTGGGACAAGCTACCGGCGATTATATCATGGAGCGGGAATACAGTCTGAAGGAAAAGCCTATGGCGTTTATCAAGGACAAGAACTACCGTGATCGCGTATTTGGATACGGTGCTGCCAAGGCTGACCAGCTTGCTTGGCTCGGACTTTGGGAAGCGTGCAAAAAGGAGCAGACCGATCTTCACAAGGAGCTTTCTCCCGATTCTGAGGAGCTTCTTACATTAGCCGGCGAGAGGTTTACAGAGGCTGTTGTTCGGACTCAGGTATACGATTCTACGCTGTCCCGCAGCGAGATGATGCGCTCTAAAGATACGGGCTGGAAAATGGCAATGTCCTTTATGGCTGAGCCTACTACTATGGTTAATATGCTTGTGGGCGCTTCTGTAAAGCTTCAACGCGGCGACGTCAAGACCTTCCGCCGATCGGTGGGATGTATAGCGGGATCCCTTATTCTTAATGCTATACTTGCTTCATTAGTATACGCGGCACGTGATGATGACGAGGAGAAAAACTACGGTGAAAAATACCTCGAATCGCTAACGTCGGAAATAACGGATGCGTTCAATCCGCTGACAGTATTGCCTTATGTCAAGGATATTTGGTCGTTGGCGCAAGGTTACGACGTGGAACGCACGGATATCGCTGTTTTTGCAGATCTTATTCAGTCGGTACAGGATATGAGCTCAAGTGAAAAAACATGGGCGCAAAAATCAATGAATCTTGGCGCTAATGTAGGTACGTTCTTTGGTCTGCCAACCCGTAATTTGTATCGAGATGCACGAGGTATATATAATGTACTTACCAATGCTGACGGTGATGGAAATACGGCTGTTGGCTACAAATACGCTTTTGCTACGGGAGCTGCCGGTATTGTTCCTTTGAAAAAGTTCTTTGGCGTTGATGCTGATATCTCCAACGGTCAGCAGCTTTACAATGCTATCATCAGCGGCGACAAGGCGCATTACAACCGTGTACTGAAGCGTTTTGACAGCGAAGTGAAGCTTAACAACGCTTTACGCACGGCTCTGCGCGATAATGATGAGCGCATCCGCGACGCGGCTCAGGCGAGAGTGGACGGCGATATCAGCACCTATTCCAAGCTTGTGCGCGAGGTAATGGCGGAGGGATTCTTTGACGAGAAAACGGTCAAGGCTGCCGTCAATGCGGAGTACAACGATATTATGAAGGATATCGAGAGCGGCGCTGAGGACAACAAGGATGAGGAGTCAACGCAGGTAGCGTCCTCTATTTACAATTCCTCAATGCTGAATTCGGAGCTTGACCGAGGTGACTTCAAGGAGGCAAAGGTCATACTCGACGATCTTGTGGCGTCAAGGGTTGCTATCGGCAAGACGGAGAAGGCGGCGCGGAGCGCTGTGCGCTCGTCGGTAACGTCCTATTGGAAAAAGAAATATCTCGCGGCGCGGGAGGCGAAGGATGCTGCTGAGCTTAAGCGCATTCGCTCCTTGCTCACTCGCTCGGGGCTTTACGGCGATTCAAACGACGTGCTTAAGGTCACGGAAAAGTGGTTTGAGGACTACCGTGACAGTAAAAAGACAAGTAAATAATATCAGGCTCGGGCGGATACCGCCCGAGCGGAAAGGAAAGTTAAATGAACAGATCGGTATATAATCTTACGCTTGACTTGCACCGTCAGGACATACAGGTGTCTGTATCGGCGCGTCAGGGCGAAACGAACCGCAGGCTTTGTATTCGGTTGGTGGAGAACGGGAAGCCGTTTGCGTTGCCTTACGGCTGTTATGCGATATTTGCCGCCACCAAGCCCGATACTACGCAGCTGTACGACGACTGCGTTATCAAGGACGACGTCATTATCTACGATTTTAACGAGCAGACGGCGGCTGTGAGCGGCGCTATGGACTGTCAGATACACGTTTTCGGTATTGACGGGGCTTTTCTGTGCTCGCCGCATATCTGTATGATAATATACGAGAGTCCCTTTGATATCAGCGGGGTGACGTCATCGAGTCAGTATTCTGCCCTGAATGCTCTGATAGCTGAATTCAACGAGAAAAAGGCGATGCTGAGGGATGGAGCGTCCACGTGGTACTTTGACGGAGCATTTGAGGAGGGCTCGGCGACGGCTTCCATCGGTCCTCTTGCCAAGGTGGTTGACAAAACGGTACAGGCGGGGGATCTTGCCATTGATACGAATGGACGTATGGCGCTGATAACCGCGGTGTCGGATACAACCTTTGGCTATTTGTATCTCTCTTCGCTTCGAGGCCCGATGGGCAAGGACGGAGCGGATGGCAAGGACGGAGCGACAATATGGCACACCTCGACTTCTCTCAACTGCTTGACTGAGGACGTAGACGGTTATATCAACGTCAGTGATATCGACCCTATTGAGGGCAAGGTTATCAAGGCAGGAGATTATCTTTTCGACTCGGACGGCTGTTATGGTATCGTCCAAAATACCACAGGAGATCCCGCTGACCCTATACAAGCTTTGCTCAGCACGATTTATGAGATCGTCAGCACCGGAGCGGATGGCAAGGACGGAGCGGATGGCAAGGACGGAGCGACAATATGGCACACCTCGACTTCTCTCAACTGCATAGCGAAAGATGCGGATGGTTACATCTACATTTCGGAGATTGATCCCATTGATGGTAAGATCATCAAGGCGGGGGATTATCTCTTTGACTCCTGTGGTTGCTATGGTATTGTCAACAATACCATTGGCGACCCTGCTGACCCCGCCGGCTTTTATCTCAGTACGATTTATGAAATCAACAGCAAAGATGGCACAGACGGCACGACAATATGGCAGTCGACGATTGCGTTGTCAAGTGCTACTTGGTATGAAAGCATCCAATCATATTCAATGTCCAGTAGCTTATTGGTCGCGCAAGACGGAAAAATCGTCAAAATAGGGGACTACATTTTTGACTCGAAAGGTCATTATGCCGTTGTGACCGGCTGGCAAGGCGATCCGTTAAAGCCGGAAGTGGCTCTATTTACCGATATCTATGGTGGAGGTGGCGCGGCGGGCGCGAACGTGTGGAGATGCAACGACACCACGCACGACGAGGGCAACCCGGTATGCCTATTTGCCAACATAGAAAATTTTGACGTAGCAAAGGCAAGAACGGGCGACATTATTATTGACACGGAAGGTACAATTCTTACTATTTCAAGTATTCACCCCGACTATGGAAATGTTTATTGCGAAAAAATCGGTTGTGGGGCGGCGGAAGTAGATGCGCTTAAGGCAAGAATAACCACCCTCGAACAGCTTGAAATATTCGACGGTACTGTGACTATATCGTAAGGAGGATGC